ACACCAAGAACTAAAACAGATACTATTGTTATTCATTGTGCAGCAACCAAACCTTCTATGGATATTGGTTATGATGAAATTAGAAAATGGCATGTGGAAGACAATGGTTGGGATGATGTTGGCTATCATTATATTATAAAAAGAGATGGCACATTACAAACTGGAAGAGATGAATCAATGGTAGGTTCTCATGCAAGACAAGTTAATGGAACCTCTCTAGGAATTTGTTTAGTAGGTGGTGTTGACGATAACAATGATTGGGAAAATAATTTTAATGATGAACAATTTGAAACATTAAAAACAATTGTTCTTAAACTTAAAGATAAGTATCAGATAGAAAAAATTATTGGACACTATGAAGTAGATGATGTTAAGAAGTGTCCTTCCTTTGATGTAACAGAATGGAAAAAAAACAATGGCTTGGTTTAGTTTAGCAAAGATAGCTCTTCAAGCAGGAGCAAAGATATATTCAAATAGACAAAAAGCAAGAGTAGCAATGTCTGATGCACAATTATTACATGCAGAAAGACAAGCAAGAGGTGAGGAATCTTACCAAGGAAAACTTTTAGAAGCGAGACAAAATGATTATAAGGATGAATTTGTTCTTGTAATTATTTCTGCTCCTATAATTGTGTTAATGTGGGCAGTCATGTCGGATGACCCTTCAGCAATGGAGAAGGTAAAACTTTTCTTTGATTACTTTCAATCACTTCCTTCTTGGTTTACTAATCTATGGATTTTAGTAGTCGCAAGTATTTTTGGTATTAAAGGAACACAAATTTTTAGAAACGGAAAAAAATAATAAGTATTAGTATGTATAATAATAGCTGGATATTACAGCAAACTCTTAAATCTAAACAGGAGAATAGGAAAGATGAACTTCAACCTATTAAAACATTTAAGAAGAAGACAAAACGCAAGAAGAATTTTGGAGAGAAGAGATAATCTCGAATTAATTTGGATGCGTTATCTAATTATTATATTATGTTTATTAATTATTTTACTAGGAATTATAGGTTAAGTATATGAAACTATCAGATTCAACAGCAATAAGTATGCCTATGCGTAACTTAATAAGTATAGTTATCGCTATAGCTGTGGGCGTTTGGTCTTACTTTGGAATAGTAGAAAGATTAAATAAGCATCAAACAACATTAGAGTTGATGCAAAAAGATTTAGAACAAAACTCAGAGTTTAGAATTAAATATCCTAGAGGAGAACTAGGTCAGTCGGCTGGAGAAGCAGAACTCTTCATGATTGTGGAGCATGTCAGTTCTTTAGTTGAAGATATTGAAGCAGAATTAAAAGGCATGAGACATAATGCAGTTAATATTGATTTTTTAAAAGACCAAGTTAAAAAATTAAATCAAGATGTAGAAAAAATTATTAGAAATGGTAATACAAATAAACATTAATGTTACCTAACAATCCTTTTTCTACTCAAATTGTAGCTATGTATTTTTTTATTATGTTATATTTAGTAATGGAAATTATATTTTAATGATAGATAAAATTTTAGCTGTGCTTGAAACTCTAAGTAGTAGGATAAGTTGCTGGGCTTGGAATAAAAGATGGGCAGATAAAAACAAAGGAACAGGATATAGAAAATGATAGAAGTTGTATTTGCATTAATACTTACATTGAACGGAACAATGCTTGAGCATGTTTATAAAGACTCATTGAGTTCATGTTTGAAATCAAAACGAATAGCACAGAATGAAGTTAACCCTGAAAGAGTAGTCTTTAGTTGTAAAAAAGTTAAAGCCGAAACAGAAATTTATATGGGGTCTAAAAAGATATTAAAGATATTACCCTAATGACGAATTGGTTATTGGTTATGTCAGTATGCTCTGTCATACATGGGAATTGTCTGCCTTCATGGGAAGCAGGAGTTTATAACTCTTTTTATGATTGTGGTAAAGCAGGAACTATCAGAACTTTAAGAGAACTGGATGCTATTGGTCCTGAAAAATCTAACAAACATCAGATATATGTAACTTTTAATTGCTCTCCAATTAATGAGAGTTAAGTATGGAATACATCTCTAGCTATTTTTTCTAGTTGTTCATGTAGTTCTGTAAAATTAACATTACATTCCCTTAACATTGCAGCAATAACACCAGCATTTTCTTTTTTAAAATGTAATGGTATCTTATCATTAGGATACTTTTTAAATTCTGTAATGAATTGTCCTTGATTATTTATAATCAATTTGAATCCCATAAGTTCAGCTTCTTTACGCTTAACTCTTTTCTTTTGTTTAAGTTTTCTTAACTGTGGCATTATTCTTTCTCAATAAATCAATTATAAAATCATCTTCAGTTTCAGCTTTAGTTAATTTTGTTGATGGTGTCTCACCTTTTTTAAAAATCTCTACACTTTTTACTCGGATAGGATTAATCATAAAGATAGGAAGCTTTGGATTGTCATGGCTCTTTACCATAAAGAAACCATCTTCAGCTATTCCAAAGGTTTGAATATTCTTTATATCAATATCATCTTGTCCAACTAGACAAAGACGCATATTATATATAGGAGGTTTACCAGTATTAATAGTTTTCCCATTAATACCTATTACATTATCCTTCTTCATTTTCGTAAGACTTATCTTCTGAATAATTTTTACTTATAAAACTAGCTTCAGTTCTAACTTCACCAATATTTCCTGATTGATAATCATCATCTACTAAACTATCTATACTGGTCGTATAAAAAGAATTTAATTTATCATTATTCTTTTTTATTTTCTTTTTCAAATGTTCTTTAAGTTCTGTAATAGTAACAAATAATATTTTATCTATAGTACTATTAATTCCATACATAGACAAATCATTAAGTGCAGCTATCAATCTTCTAAAACCTCTTGCTCTTTTTTCTAGTTGTCTTATTTGTGCTTCTGATACATCACTCATCATAATCCCTTTCTAATATCATTTCAAGGTAGTGCATAGCTTTCTCTATATCTTTACGCTTACCTTTATGTTTATGTCTACAGATATACTTTATAGCATTTCCTTCTGCAAACTCTAAATGGTTTTCATTTATAAAATGAGCAGGTTGTATTGTCATCTTGTTATAATGATTACCTCCTACTTGTTTATCCAATGAGTCATAAGTTACTCCCTTAAATATATCTTTACTTGTCATTTAAAATCTTACTGGTCCTTCCTTTATATATCTTTCTCTTCTCTTATCTTGTTCATTAGGTTCTAAACTTTTATTCAAATCATCTATAGTCCAATGAGGATTACGCTTTAGTTTTTTAACTATCCATTTATATGACCATGGTTGTAATCTTAAAGTAGTTCCATGCCAGTAGTGTGTTTGGTTTGGCATAAACATTAAGACATTTTTGATATTGATTTTAGTTTGTTCATCAGGATTTAATAATCCTTTTAACCATTCAACAAGAATACCTTTAGCTTTATTTCTAATTCTACTCATCTCTTTGGTATTCATTTCTTTCCCTCCAATAATCTAAAAACTTTTTATCTTCAAAATATTTTGCAATCATATCAGGTGGTACTTGTTCTGTAACAATACAATCGTAAATTATTTCGTAATCTTTTTTATTAACTATCATCTTTATCTAGCTTTAATAATTTAAAATTCTTTTCTCTATCAAAATATCTATAACTCATACGAACAGGTTGAAACTTATAGACATAATCAAATACAATCTTTTCGTCTAATGCTTTACAACTATAAACATCTAGTTGTACTAGAGCAGGATTTAATTCATCCCATGAGTGTAAAGTTATATGGGATGTTTCAATAATAGTAACACAAGTTAAACCTCTATTACCTGTCATATCACAATACTTTGCGTAAGGTCCTCCTAATACTTTCATATCTATATCTTTAATTAAAGACCTCATCCACTTTTTAATTCCTTTTAAATCTTTAGGTGGCTCTAAAGTTTCTGCTCTAACTAGCAGATGTTTGTGTTTTAATTCCATTTTCAAATTCCTTTGTTATATCTTCTACCATAGGTTCCTTAACTACATCAGCCATGAACACATTCTTATTTGAATATTTAAATACTCTTAATCCTTTACCTTTATTAGAATCTTTATAACATTCAAACTTATGGATACAAAATTGACAACCAACTGGTATAACTTTGTTTCCATTCTTCTCTGTCTTTAATGAATAACATCTTTCAGGTGGTGTATCATTATTAAGTTTAGTATTTAAATCTTTTATTAAAGACTTAACATTTGGTTTTGCCATGTCTTCAGGTTTATAAAAACATATATCACCACTTGATTTATCAGCAACAAGAAAACCTCCCTTATTAGTTCCACTAGCTGTTTCATATCCTGATAACTGGGCGTGATAACCAAAGGGGTCATCCTCTAATAGTTCTCCATTCTTAAATTTTTTAAAACTAAATGGTGATGCTGACTTAACATCACAGATTTCTCCATCTACTTTAGCATCTATATGTCCATTGACATCATCTATCCTAACTTTCTTTTGTCTATCTTCTACTTTATGTCCTGATAATTCTGTTAGATATAATAGTAAGTGTTCAATGATATGACCATATAAAAATTTTAAATTATTACTTGCATCATATTCTTTTGTTTCTTTAGGTGAATACTTATCATACCATAGTTGTCTTGCAGGTTTACCTAGAATACTCATCCTTAACTTCCCATCATACTTTTCTTTTTTAGGGGGAGTGTTCCAAGCAATGACAGCTTCCTTAATATTATTAAGGAAATCATTCATATTCTTTTCTGTTATCGGAGCAGGAGTACCATTAGCAATGTTAGCAATTAATTTTTTAATATCAATTGCTACATCATCAATGCGTTTCTGCCCAGTTGTTTCCAATTTTGTATTCGCCATCTAATTTACACCTCAAGTTTAATTGTTGACCAGCATCTACTATTGATTGTACTGCCAGTTTCCCAAACTCTTCTGCTCTTCCTTCTTCAACTTCATACTGAAATTCATCATGTACATTTACTACAGGATAAGCTTTGATTTGTTTTCTTATAACATTTTTTTCTAGGAGTGTCAACGCTTTTTTCATAACACAGGCACCAGCACCTTGCAATAAAGTGTTTAATGCAGCGTGAGGATGCCTGATTATTATTTTTCTTTGGTCGAGTCCTTTGAGCCAGTTTCTGCTAGATTTAGCAACTCCATCCACTTTTTCTCGTAAGCGTCTAAGACTTGGTGTAGCTCTAAGAAATTTTTCTTTAGCTCTTTCGCCATCTCTTTCCGAACCTCCAATGATACTTCCGATTTTTTTGGAACCTGCTCCATAGATGAAAGCGTAGATAAAAGTTTTGCTCTCATCCCTTGACCGAAGACCAGCAGCCATTTGATTTGCTGTGTGTATATCTCCATTAAGGATTTCATGTGTGTACCTTTCGTCATTCATGTAGTGTGCTAACATCCTTAACTCAAGCCCTGATGCATCCACGCCTACTAATTTATAACCTTTGTCAACAATCCATAACTGCCGACATTCTTTACCATATGGAGAGTACACAGCAGGAATTTGTGCCATATTGGGTGATTGATGCGACATCCTTCCAGTAATTGTTCCATTGGTAATTACTTTACCATGTACTCTTCCATCTTCCTTAATTGCTTCAACCCAAGAACTGACTTGAGCAATTCTTTTTTGTAGCATTAAGTATTTATTTATTAATTTAGCTTCAGGTATATTAGTTATCTCAGATAAAACTTTTTCATCAACAATGATATGTCCTTTATCTGTTTTCTTTTTAGGTTTCCATCCTAACTTAACTAATCGTTCTCCTATTTGTTGCCTAGAACCTAAATTAAATTCTTTATATTTAACCTTTGTAAAAGGAACTCCCTTTACATATCCTCTAGCTTTGTTATTAACTTTAGGTACAAAGGTTTCCTCAATTTTTAATGGAGGAAATGTTGCCCTAACTTTATTCTGAAGTTCAGTCATGTCTTCTTGAAATTTACTTTGCAACATATAAGCATTAACAATATCTATTTTAAATCCTCGTTCATGTTGTTTCTGAATTATCTTTGCAACCTTATGTTCCAAGTCAACCGACTCTCCAAAATCTTTTATTCTTGAATAAAGAAATTTATATAATCTTTGAGTTAAAGCAACATCATTTCTACAATACTTTAACATCTCTTCACTAAAGAAATCAAATTGTTCAAACTCAATTTTCTTCTGACCAAGTTTTAATCCCCAATTTTTTAACGAATGTCCACCATCTATCATAGGATTTAACAACCTAGATAGAACAAGTGTATCTGTTATCTTACAATGTTTAAATAAATCATAACCAAAAATTTTATTTAATACTGGTATATCAAACCCAATTATATTATGACCTATAACTTCCTTAGTTTGTTTTATAAACTCTTCAAACCTATGTAAATTATTTTCTTTGAATTGATAGTAATCATTATTATGTTTACAAACTATACACCAAATCTTATCTGCTGTTAGTGTAGTCTCAATATCAAAAATTACTTTATCAAAAGTCATCAGACTGCACCTCTACTAATCTTCCAGTATCTACATTATACTTTAGATTACAACATGGTCCAGTAATTCCTGAAAATCTATTCTTTAATACTCTAACCCTTGTTGTATTTCTAATATCAGGGTCGTCATTTTGTGCATCTCTTTCTAATCCAATCACCATATCACTAAGCTGTCCTATACTAGCCGAACCTCTTAATTGTGATAGAGATGTCGCTGCACCTTCTTCATGTCCTTTACCATCAGGTCTTCTTAAATGAGACACAACCATCATAGCAACACCAGTCTCTTGTACAAGTGTTCGTAATCTTGTCATGATTTCATCTAATGCTCTTCTCTCATCACCATGACTTTGGTCTGATACAATGATACTCACATGGTCTATAATAATGTACTTACAATCTAAACCTTTTGCTAAAAATCTAACCCTTGATACAATATTATCAATTGAATTAGAACCAAAATGGTCATACATAAATACTCTACCAGTACCTACGGTTTTATCAAAGTAGCTTTTTAATTCTTCTTTACTTACATGAACATCAGGTAAATGTAATCTTTGATTAGCTTCAATGCTCATTAAACCTTTTGAAGTAATGACTGGAGTTTCTTCTAACATTAACAATCCAATATTATCTTTAGTAGATTTAACCATATGATGAACAACTTCTCTCATCACTTGTGTTTTACCTAGTCCACTACCTGCTGTAAATGTTACTAACTCTGATGGTCTAATACCATAAGTTATTTTATTCATACCTTCAAAAGGATATTGAACAAAGGATTGAATAGTTGGTTTAGCAATATCATCAAATAAAATATTAGCATTTATAATTCCATCAGGAGCAAAGACTTTTGCATCCCAAAATGCTTTAACATAAGCTTGTATTTTATTTTTAGTTAAACAATCTGATGCATCTTTAAGGTCCTTAGGTAAATGCATAAGCTTACATTTTCCTGGACTAAATAATTCAGCTACCTTTAATGCTCCATCAATTCCATGTTCATCATTATCAAAGTTAACAATGACATTATCAAAATTATTTTCTAACCATTCAAGACTACCTTTAATATCTTTAACTGCTGAAGTAATTCCATTCTTAATACTAACAACAGGTGTCTCATACTTATCTGTCTTAAACATTTGATAAGCTGATAAACAATCTAACTCACCTTCAGTTATAATTATATATTTATTTTTAGAGAACAAATGCTCTCCAAATAATCCTGAGTTCTTTGTATTACCTTGAATACTAAACTCTTTTAATTTTGTAAATCTTGTTTTAGTTGCAATCTTTGCACCTTGCTTATCATGATAAGGATAGTAATGGTTTGTTATTGTACCCATACTATCTATCTTAACACTAACACCATACTTCTTACAAGTATTAGTTTTAATATTTCTATCTACAATTTCTGCAAAATCAGATTGCTTTGTAAAATTTGTTATTTCATTTTCATGTTTCGTTATAGTAGGTTCTTGTGCTGTGTCATATTCTTTCATATATTCTTGACAAGAAAAACAATAAGCAGAACCATCTGCATTAACAGATACTGCATCACTACTACTACATAATGGACAAGGTAAATGATACTTTACAAATCCATTCTTATTATCTTCATTCATGTTCACCCTCATATTAATACCTTATATTTATAGTTTCAAAAAAAAAGGAGAGCCGACCTAACTACAAGCCGACTCTCCAAGGAGTAGAAAATGACAGCCATAACTTATATGACTGCGATTACTATACTAAAATTCTTTGATGTTGTCAACACTACCATCAGAAGTATTTCCAGCTTCAACTGAAAAGTCTTCTCTAGGTGTGTACTCTATCAAATCAATTACTTGAACAGCTTGTAAATCTAAACCTATACCCTTCTTACCTTTGAAGTTCCATTCGTAAGACTTGTACATTACCTTTACTTTACTGCCATTACCCACTATCTTTTCTAATGGTTTCTTATCAGCATCCACTAATTGTGGTTGCGTATTCTTATCTCCATTAGCTTTGGTAACTTTTCTTTTAAACCTAATTATATTAGGTATTTTCTTTTCGTCTACCGTAGTTTCACCTACAGATATACCTTGACCTTTAAAATCTTCAGCAGTCTTTTCATCAACTGCTAAATCTATTCTCCACATAGGTTCAAACTTTTCGTTTGGTCGTGTCAGAGAAGCCCAGTATGCTGTGCCTTCAATTATTGCCATATGTATTTTCCTTTTTTGTTATTGTTAATATTTATAATCATTTTCTATGATGTGTTTATAGCACATCATCACCCTCCTTGTCAACACTTTCATCATCTTTTTTTTCTTCATTTTCGCTAGTGTTTTCAAGGATTTCTGTAATCTTTTTGTCTAGTACACGCTTGATGCTAGATTTTTTCTTTAACTTTCCTTCAAGTTCAGCAATTTTTTTACCTAAATTTTGAACATCTTCATTAGATTGTTCCAACAATACTAATATCTTTTTAATCTTTGCATCTTTTGTATCTAGTAATTTAGTTAAATCTGTTTTTTCATTTACTAAATCTTGTATCTGATGTTTGTACTCTACAATTATATCTTTATTACTCATTAGAAAATTTCTTTACTCCATCTTTTATTTTCATTTTATTAATGCGTTTAATTTTCGTACCATCTTTAGTTACTCTCATCCAATTAATCATCTCTTCCTCCTTAAAAGTTTTTAAAAAATTTAGACAAACCCATTTATAGATTTCATTTATCTTACCATCTCCAGTATTAATAGTATCTATATGCCAAATATTTTTTCCATTATTCCAATCAAACTTTTCTAATAGACCAGTAGTTTTAAATCGTTCTTCTGTTTCATCATTTAAAAATGCCCAGTTAACAAACGCATAAGCAACATTAGTATTCGTATCTCTAAATATATGGTATTGATTTAAAGCTATACATGGAATTAAATAATCAGCTAACTCTTTTGTTGTCATTTGTTTCCACAACTCTTGTTGCTTATATAATCTTATTGCGTCTTCTATATCTTTATTTTTATTCACTAATCTAAACCTATTAATAATTTTTTAACTATACTAACAGGAAAAGTTTTAGTTTTCTTAGGGTTAGTTGAACACCCACTTACTAAGATAGACGCAAGACTTAATAACATTAAAAATAATATTAAATTTCTATGCATTAAAATAATCCTTTCTTTAATTGGGAAGCATAAACATATAGCGACTTGTCATCTAGTTCTTCATAACAAGTACCACATATCTTTTTATTTCTATCATGGATATATCTTTTCATAGTACCACCATCTTCTTTAGTATCACACATATGGCATATGTCTTTAAAGTTTATACCACCATCCATCATTCCCATTATAATTTATAACATCCTTCCGTAAACAATTCTTTAATAGGTAAAACAACACACTTACTTGCTCTATAATCTCCTATGTTTTTTGAGTGTGTCTTCTTATATTTATTCACTATCTTTTTTAACCTAGATACTCTGAACACTAATATACAATGCTCATTGTTATCCATTTCTAAAATATGAAACCACCATTTAGCTTCTGTTTTAAATATCCCACTTGGTTTCTCTCTGAACTCATACTCAATGGCAATGTTTCCAGTCTTTCTCCACCAACTTCTTTCAGTTTTGATTTCTATTTTCCCACCTTTAAGTAGGTTCTCTATTCTTTTTTCTCTTATCTGTCCATACTCTAAATCTAAATCAAACTTTGTATTCTTTGCCATTAGCTTTCTAGTGTATGGAAGCTACATATATAATGCGTCAAGAACTTATTTAAGTTTTTATTTTTAAATAGTTTCTTGGCGTTAGCTTCTTTTAATTGTTTATATTTTCTAGTGATAAATGTAGGGTCTAGGTTTGCGTAATCACAAACAAGGCAGAAGTGAGGGTCTGCACCTGAGAACCAGTTGTTAGCTTCTTTAACAATGTTCTTTCTTCGTCTTCCCCATGCGTGTATATCAACATCTAGTCCATCCATAATGGCTCTAACAAGTACACATCTCCACATTAAAACATGTGGGGTAATCGCAGAACCTTCTCCTCTACTAGCGTTAATACCTATTGAGGTATCTTTATTCAATATCATATTTCATTTTATCAAACACTTTTTCTATGAGTTTAGGTTTCTTATTCGGTAGCTTCTTTGATTGAAATTGCTTTTTCATCAAGAGTTTTGCTATTGGATTTTTTGATTTTATCTTTGTATGTTTCTTCATCAATTTCCTCAACCGTATGTCTTGATATTTTCGCAGTCCTTCCAACAATAGTAGAATAAGGCGACCAATTTAAATTCTCTTTGGCTTGTTCTAATGTAGTGCCTGAATTGTAGTAATCTTCTACACAAACATCTAAATTAATCCAAGACTTTTTTAAAAAGAATTTATTACTCATATCTATGCCCTCTAAAATGTTATATATAATTTGATATATCTCTATGATAGAGATAGTACACCTATTATACATTTCCACATCCTAGATGACAACCTTGATTTAAAATATATTTAGTCAATAAATACAAGGTTTTTAAGCGTTTTACTCCTTTCAATTATAGGTTGTATTAAGCAACTTCTTTTAATATTTTTATGGCTCTAGCGTGTGCAGGTTCTCTACTAATATAACCTTTCCACTCTATATAACCTAACATATTATAGATACCACTTTTAGATTTAACATGCATATGTTCCATCATCTCTGTAAAAGTAGGCATCACTTCATTTTGTTTCTTAAATTCTTTTAAGAAATTAAATAACTGGAGTTGTCGTTTAGTTAACATTTCTTATTCTCCTTTGGATGATATGCTGTACCACCCACTCTTAATTGTCTTTCATACTTAACCTCTGCTTCAAGATTTTTTATTTCAGCACCAGCTTTTCTTAATTGTGCTTGTAAGTATTTCTTTTGTGTTATTAATCTATCAACTTGTTC